ACATCTTATACCAACTATACACTAACCATGCAGCATTTGGCCACTCTAGATTTGCTTTTTTCTGGTCAAACACCAATCCGTTTCAATAAGATTAATAATCGCCTCTATGTCGACCAAGCATGGGCAACAGACGTTGATGTTGGTGAATGGATGATTGTTGAAGCAATGGTTATTACCGACCCTGATGCATATGCAAAGGTATGGAATGACCGTATGCTAAAAAAGTTATGCACTGCCTATGTTAAGAAACAATGGGGTGTGAACATGAAGAAGTTTGCTGGTATGCAATTACCAGGTGGCATCACCATGAACGGTCAACAAATCTTTGACGAAGCAGTTAAAGAGATTTTGGAAGCAGAACAAGAAATAAGGAATACCTACGAACAGCCGCCGGTTTTTTTAGTGGGATAGCGCACTCGGTTTTACTATATACTCTTATATGGCCTGTATGGTAATAGGAGTATGATATGGAAAAGTATGGTTTTATCTATCTTTGGTTTGATAGAAAGCGAAAGATGTATTATATAGGTTCTCATTGGGGCGCCGAAGATGATGGATATATCTGTTCGTCAAATAGAATGAGAGACGCCTACAGAAGAAGGTCTAGAGATTTTAAAAGAAGAATACTTGAAAAAGTTACTGATAGAGACATTTTGTTAGACGTTGAACACAAATGGTTATCGTTGATATCAGAGCAAGAGTTAGGTAAAAAATATTATAATCTCAGAAAACATAAATGGGGTCATTGGTCAACTGATGAAAACAATAGATTAACAATAAGGCAAAAATTATCAGAGGCATCTAAAAAGTTACATCAGGATCCAGTATATAAAGAAAAATACCTATTAGGGAGAAAAAATCTGCCGGCGCAAACTAAAGAACATATAGAAAAAAGGGCGGCCGGCAATAGAGGAAAGAAACGTTCTGAGGAATTTAAAAAGTACCTATCTGAAATAAATAGTGGTGAAAACAACCCACATTATGGAAAGACTTTATCAGAAGAAACGAAGCAGAAATTGAGAGAACGTATGTTAGGAGAAAAAAATCCTTTTTACGGTAAAAAGCACCCAGAAGGTAAAATGAAAGAAGTTGGTAAAAAGATTAGTGCTACGTTGAAGGGCAGAACTCCTAAAAATTGGGAAGTTTTGAAAAATGCTTTTTGGTGGACCGATGGTACCATCAACAAGAAATGTATGGAGTGTCCGGGTGATCAATGGACTAGAGGAAGAACTCTGAACAAAAGAAAGACTTTATAACATATGGCCGTAAACAAGTATTTCAATAATTTTCCATCACAACAAAGAATGACGGGCGAAAGTCTGTTAATGGAATCTATTATTGATGAATCAATTCAGATTATGGGCCATAACATCTATTATATTCCTAGAGAGTCGGTAGATAATGCCGACTTAATATTTGGTGAATCCACAAAGGTTAGATTTGAACACGCATATATGATTGAAGCATATATTGCCAACGTTGAAGGTTTTGAAGGCGACAACGATTTCTTTTCAAAGTTTGGTCTAGAGATTAGAGATTCCTCAAACTTTGTTGTCTCTCGCCGAGGTTTCGGTAGAATCATGCCTACTACTCTTAGAAGAAGGCCACAAGAAGGCGACATTCTTTGGGTGCCGGTATTACATAGAATGTTTGAAATTAAGTTTATCGAAGAAGAGTTGATGTTCTTCTCGTTGGGTAAAAGAAACCCATACATCTATGAAATGCGGTGCGAACAGTTCCGTTACAGCGAAGAAGATTTCCAGACCGGTGTTGAAGAAATTGATGAAGTTGAAAACGAAAGCGCCTTCACTGTCAGATATGATATGCAAGCCTATGTTGATAACTTTGTTGAGTATATTCCAAACGAAGTGGTTTATCAAAGTGTTCAAGGTGATTTTGCCAATGCTACAGTAACGGCAGAAGTTTCTGCATGGTATAAGGCCAATAACAGTCTCTTCCTCAGAAACATTGCAGGTACATTCAATACAAATACCGCAATCATTGGTGCAGAATCGACCGCCAGATACAGGTTGATTGATTTAAATCAACATGAGGACCAAGATATTTACGATATTAGAGATAATGAGGAGTTCTATAACGAGACAACTCTTATTCTTGACCTATCAGAACTCAATCCGTTCGGGACACCATAATGTTAGGTAATGCACACTTTTATCACCAACTTACAAGAAAAGCGGTTGTCCTATTTGGTAGGTTGTTTGATGATATTCTTATGAAGAGAATAAACAATCAAACCGGTAAAGAGATTAACCGATTTACCGTTCCTGTCATTTATTCTCCAAAAGAGAAAATGGTTACTAGAATTTTCTCCGACCCAGATTTACAGAAAAGCATACAGACTATTCTACCTAGAATGGGTTTTGAGATTACAGGTATTTCTTATGATGCTACCAGAAAACAAAACTCATTATTAAAGGCAGCAAGAGCAAACACCTCAACTCGTGTCAACTCAATGTATATGGGTGTTCCTTATGATATTACATTTGCTCTAAACATCTATGCACGTAATATTGACGACGGTACACAAATCATAGAACAGATTTTACCTTTCTTTAATCCAGATTTCACAGTAGCAACTAATATGGTTCCTGATTTAGGATTCATCAAAGATGTTCCTGTTATTCTGAATAGTGTAACCAACGATATTCAATATGAGGGTAACTTTGATTCGGTCCGTTATGTAAACTGGACTCTTACATTTACTATGAAGATGTATTACTACGGTCCAATCAGTTATCCAAAGATTATTCGTACCGTTTATGCTAATATCTATAATGACCCTAGCCTTAAAGCAGGATACATTACAAGAATCAATACAGCAAACACAACAGGACAATATAAATCCGATGATATAGTTTTTCAAGGTAAAAGTTATAATACTGCTAATGCCTATGGTATAGTTATTAATTATAGCAATACTAGAATGTTAACACTCGGTGCTGTTCAAGGACAGTTTGTTGTTAATAATACTATTCATGCGGTTTCAACTAATGCAACATCTATCATTAAATCTTTTGATACTTCTGCATTGAAACTAGCACAGATTACTATTACACCAGACCCTAGTAACGCCGAACCGACGGATGATTATGGATACGATATTGATATCACGGAATGGCCAAACACATAAATAACCGAAAACAACTGCGGAAACTCAAATGACCAAACAAATAATCAATATTGGTTCTAACCCAGATGATGGTACAGGTGATACACTAAGAACGTCCTTTGGTAAAGTTAATGACAACTTTACCGAGGTTTATAATACGGCCGCACATGCTCTACCAAACAGCGGCGGTACCGTTTATGGTGATGTTTATATCCAAGGCAATCTTCGTATCTATGGTAATACAATCTATACCACAGTAGGTACACTTGGTATTAATACAACAAGTATTATCTTTAATCAGGACCTAACTGCTTACGAACAAGCCGTAGATAATGTAAGCATATTGGTTAACAGAGGTGCAAATCCAAATGTTACCATCACTTGGAATGAAATCACAGAAATGTGGACTTATACCAATGATGGTTCAACATACTATTACATTCCTTCAAATACAGAAGTTGAAAGAGTTATTGCCAACAATGTGGTAATGTTCAATTATGCCAACAGTGTCAACACAAATACAGTAGCATCATTTAGAACAACCAATGCTGCATTTGACATGGCAAACTCTGCTTTCCCTTATGTCAATGTTTCAACCATTTCTTCCAATAACTATGCCAACGTTATTGGTTCAAGAGCAAACGCTTTTGCTAACGTTATTGGTGCCAGATCAAATAACTACACAAATGCTATGGGTTTAATTTGTAACAGTTATTCTATTTACATTACTCAGTTTGTAGGAAACAGTGTAAATAGTTATGCCGGTGCTATGGTTAATTCTTCCAATTCTTGGGCTAATACAAAATTATCCAATACCTCAGGAATGGTATTTGCTGGTAACTTATATTTTCCAGCAACAGCAAATGTTGGTATAGGAACCACATCGCCTACTTATAGAATTGACGTTTTAACTGGTGGTACATTAAGTAATACAATAAACAGTCAAATATTACAACAAAGATTTTTATCATATTCTGGTAATAATTCCGAATTTCTAGAAATAACCAATACTAGAATGGCTAATACTGGTGCCAACAGTTGGCCCGGTGCTGGATATAGAATACAACAAAAAGTTGATGCCACTTGGCAGTCCTTCATTCAGTTCAATGGTGGAACCGGAGCAAATTTAAATAGTGGTGGTATAACTTTTGGTACAGGTACTTCTACCTCTAATGCGACTTCCGTTCCTGAGACTGTGCGTATTACTAGTGCTGGTAACGTAGGTATAGGCACCTCATCACCAGAATATAAATTACATGCTAATGGTACTGTTTTATTAGGTACCACAAGAATTGATAACCGTTCAACTAATCCTTTTGTAGGATTTTGGAATGGTGGTGGATACTACGGCGGCGTAGGAACCGTCGCAGGATTAACAGGAAGTGGTACATCAACTGAAATAGGATTAATAGCAGATACCAATAGAGGCCTGCATTTTTATACCAACGGTGCTAATGAGAAAATGGTCATTACTACTAACGGCGAAGTAGGTATCGGCACAACATCACCATCTGCTAATCTACACGTTATAGGTAATACTACCATATCTACAAACTTGAGTGTAGGTGGTAATGTTGGTATAGGTACAACGACACCTATTAAGAAACTACAAATCGTTACTGCATCACAAGGCATTGATGGTCTCCAAGTTAGTACTGTAGGCAGTTATAATTGGATTCTATTGGCTCCTAATCTCGGTCAGGGACAGACAAATCCTCTGGCTCAAGCAGGTGACAGTGGTGTATTATATTCCAATAATGTTCAAAATACAGGTGGTTTAGTAATTGGTCCTTGGACTGGAAATACGAATGCCGGTCTTCGTATGGATTCTAACGGAAACATTGGTATTGGCATTTCAACACCGACATCTAAGATACACGTTAATGGTGCTGCTAATATTGCAACTACATTATTAGTTAATGGTTCTGACTATGCAACGTCAATGTATTCATCTAATAACTGGTCCAATACTTATGCCAATAACGTAGGTACCAATGCTAACAACTATGCCAATAACGTAGGCACCAATGCAAATAACTGGTCAAACGTATATGCTAATACGGTAGGTACCAATGCAAATAACTGGTCAAACGTATATGCTAATACGGTAGGTACCAATGCTAACAACTATGCCAACACCTTAATCAATAGACCTATTTCTACTCAGGCGGCAGCATATGGACTTGCTTTAACAGATTGTGGTAAAGTTATAGCGGCCGCTTCAACCATATTTGTACCTAACTCAATATTCTTTGCTGGTAATACTTTGTTCATATATAATAATACAACGACCTCTATTACCATTACACAGAATACAAATACAGTATTGAACTATGGTGGTTTGGCTAATACCAATAGAACACTATCACCAAATGGTTTTGCTACACTTGTTTGTATTATTGGTAGAGGCACAGGTGGTAACACATTCGTATTGTCAGGAAACGGTATAACCTAATATGAGTAAAAATTTGTCTGATGCTCTCGGTGTGGAACATAATGTTTCGGAGAATAAAGAAGTAGACTTTGGTAAAGATGTAGGGAATGAAATAATTCCCTACTCTTTTCCGGAGGAACCAGAAGAACCAATTGATACCAATAAAGACCAAGAAGATGATTACCG